TTATCGAATAAAAGAACGTAAAGAATCATTTTATATCGACACAACAGGAACAATTGAAGAGTATATTAACAAACAAATAAATATAAATAGGTATGAACATTGAATTAAAAGGTCGAATTGTTGGAATTAATGAGACAATCGTAGTAAGTGAATCATTCTCAAAAAGAGAGTTTAAAGTATTAACGGATGAAACTTACCCGAACACGTTTAAAATTCAAGTGACTAAGGATAAATGTACTTTATTGGACAAGTTCAAAGCTGGTGACGAGGTTAATGTAAGTTGTAATTTAAATGGTAGAGATTGGACTAATCCAACAACTCAAATAGTAAGTAACTTTGTATCTTTGGACGCCTGGAGAATAGAGCCAATTACAAACGAGGTTAAAGTTGAGAATACAATACTTGAAGATCCAAAAGATTTACCATTTTGAAATTACTAGTAGATAAATCAATGTGTGACGAGGTTAGAAATAGCTTTGTCGCACTTGAATTTCAACAAAGAATAATAGTAGGGTTGAAATCAAAATCACCATTAAGGGAGAAAGTTTTAGAAAGTATAAATAGGGTAACTTACAACAAGTTTATCATTTATAAGATGCCGGTTAGTGAAAAAGTATTAAATGTATTTAAATGTTATTTATGACACCAATAGATAAAGCCGTAGATTTAATTGATAAAATGAGAGCAACTTGTTTAATAACTGATGACTATGTATATAAATCAACAGCAAAACAATGTGCGTTAGTAGCAGTTGATGAAATAATAGAAAGCTGGAATAAAGATTTATATGAAAATTGCGGAGCTAGTGAATATTGGAAAGAAGTACGCAAAGAAATTGAAAAGTTATGAATTATTTTTAAAATTAACTATCTTAAATACAGGTAGTTAATTTTTATTTTACATTTATTTTAAATAAACGCTTGTATATTTAAAAAAAGTATGTATATTTGTCACAGATAACAATTACTAAAAAACTAGAAATTATGAACGCTACAGCAACACAAATCAAATATGAAAACGGAAACATTTTTAATATTTACACTAAATTAACAAAATCAGGAGTTAGATATTACAGATATTCATCAAGACAAATGAGATACTTTCCAATATCACAATTAGAAATAAACAAATATATTTTATTAGATTAATTAACAAATCAGGGGTGCGACTGTAACGCATATTTAATATGGGAAAAGATAAAGAATTTGCGGTAAAATTAATATCTAAATATTTTAGTCATATTATACCAAAAGATTATAAATATAAACACGAAATATTTATCCAATATGAAGAAATAGCAAAACGATACGCAATATTAGAAATATTAAAAACGCACAAAAATTCAGATAAAAAAGATTTATTAATAGAAATAATACGAGAATTATGAAAACTTTAAGAATTAGCAAAACAATTTTTCCAAAAGATAAGCCAAAAGATTTCAACGAATGGGCTATGTACTTTTGGGGATTATACGGTAAAGAAATGGATAGGGTAAAAAATATTAAAAGTTGGGATAGAAATACATACACAATTAAAAAATAATAAGATGAAGACAAATTTAGATTTAGCAACAAAATTACACTACGAATTGAACTTAGACAATTTTTTTGTAGCAAATATACGAGAAACAAGAGTTGAATTGTTAGGCTGGTATAATATAGAACTAGAAAAATTACTATTCGCAAAAGGTTATCAAGTTATGTGGAATGAAAATCTAAGAAATTTCAGATTTGAGACAGATAATTTAACGATTATTTTAACTTATCAAGAAATATGACTAGAGAATGTAAACAGTGTAAAGTAACTAAGAAATTGAATGTACTCAATTTCATGGAAAGTTACAACAAACATAGAGCAGAGCCAAAGCAATATTTCTATTATAAATGCCGACAATGTCATTATAAGAATGAGATACAAGCGAGAAAAGATAGAAGAAATGTAATTAAACCTTCAAAAGGAATGAATTACGTTAGACAAGCTGTTATAGGTCATAAATATGAACCTTATTACATAGGCGAAGATTATGAATACATAGCACCAACATACGAAGAAATATTAAAAGAATATGAAAACAATTAAAATAGACAAAACAACTTACTACATTCACTTTGAAACATTAGAATATTATTTAGTAAGTATTAAAAAAGATAGTTCAAAATTTAAAATAGATAAAAAATGAAAAAATTAGCAATTAGTGTAGCGATGTTTATAGCATCAAATGGTTTCTCTCAAATGACTGAAACTAAAAAATTAGCCTCAGGTACAGGTGACTGGGATATATCAATGGATATAGAAAATTCTAAAGATACAATGACTTATTTTTACTATGGTTACCAAAACAAGGAGTATACCCATATAGTTGATAGAGCTTCAGTATTTTTTATTAAAAAACATGACTTAATTGATTTCGCAAACACTTTAAAGATATTATCAAAAAAGGAAAGCGGAGCTAATATACAGTCAACAATTTATGGATATATTGTAAGATTATATGATTTTTCTGAAGAAATTTATATAACAGATAAAAGAGGTAAATATACAACTATATCTAAACAAGATGCTATTATAATGGCGGATGAGTTTATAGCAAATGCTAAATTTTTAAGAAAATGACTAAGCAAGAAAAAAAACTAAAAAAGCAAATTGAAACTGAATTAAGAAACAAAGAATTTGCCAAAAATAAAGACTATTACGATAGTTTAATGGGTATAATTGTCACGTGGACACCTTTGTATTTAGAATACTTTGAGGAGCTTAACAATGTGATGCCAGAGTTCTTTACAAATGATGTGATAAAAGTAGTTGAACGCAACGCAAATAGTTTATATTGGAAAAATTCAAAGGAAGACAAAGCGGAACTAGCTCAAGAACACGTCGACAATTTAAAAGAATTTAGAGCAATTATAGAGCAATCATTTAAACTAAAAGCTAAATGTTAGACCAACAAATAAAATACGAAAATTACCTCAAGCGTAACTCGTTAATTAGAAATAAACATAGACTAGCATATCTTAGAAATAAAGACTTTAAAAGTTTATTCTGTAAGTCAAGTAAGATTAAAGCTAGAATAGTGTTAAAACATTGCAAAAAGGAATACTTTGGATATTCAATTCAAAATTACCGTAAAAAATATGTGAATAATGAAGAAAATTAAAATATTAGAATTATTTGCTGGCAGTAGATCAATCGGAAATAGTGCTGAAGAATTAGGAATGGAAGTTTTTTCAGTAGATTGGACTCCATACGAAAAAATAGATTTGGCAATTGATATTGAAGAACTAAAAAAAGAGCAAATACCATTTATTCCTAATGTTGTTTGGGCTTCACCTGATTGCACTACTTACTCAATAGCCGCAGTATCTAAACATAGACGAAATAGAATTGAGCCAGTAAGTGAATACGCCATTAAATGTGATAATGTAAACAAACATTGGATTGGGTTAATTAAAGACTATTTAGAAATAAATCCTAATTTAGTTTTCTTTATCGAAAATCCTAGAGGAATGCTTAGACATATGCCTTTTATGAAAGATTTTAAAAGGCATACAGTTTGGTATTGCAAGTATGGTGATGATAGAGCTAAGCCAACAGATATTTGGACAAATTCTAAAACTTGGATTCCAAGACCTGAATGTCATAATTATAAGTACGATAAAGAAGGTAATATAATAAACAAACATTGCCACCACGAAAGTGCAAGGAGGGGAGCTAGAACAGGTACGCAAGGGAAAAAAGATAGTTATAATAGATCAAAAATTCCAAAAGAATTATGTTTAGAAATATTGCAAAGTGTAGTATTTCTAAATATGCAGAAAAAAATAAATATAGTTTGTGAAAATTTAAAATGGAAATAATTACAAAAAAATTATCGTTTTAACCTCGTTATTAGTAGCGAGGTTTTTTTTATCTTTACATTCTATGAAATACCTTTTAATTTTACTACTATTTTCCTGCTCAACTTTGCCAATTCATCAAGCTAATCTAATCCAACAACAGAAAATAATGCAACAATTTGATCAAAAAAGTAGGAGCAAACAGCAGAAAATTAGAGATAGTAGAAAAAAAAGAGTGAAAGTTTATAAAAAAAGATTGTTAATTCAATAATTATTTATATATTTGTACACAGTTACGGTCTCACACCATAGTAACAAAAGGAATTTAAAGCCTTGTAATGAATTAAGAAGTGAGACCCTTAATGATTTACAGGGCTTTTTTTATTTATTTAATAATTTATTTTATGATTTACAAGTTTAACAGGGCATCAAAAGAATTAGAAATTGAATTAATCACTTCAGAAAGTGATAAAATTTACAGTGGGGAATATATTAGTTTTTCAGTAAGAAAAATAGATTGTGAATGGAATGAAATTCTTTTAAATAAAAAGGAAATGTACCATTTAATTGGAGCTTTACATTTACTTCATAAAGAAATGAAATAGTTATGAGAAAGGCAATAAATTTTTTTAGAAGCTATTATGACATAGCTAATGAGTTAAGCGACAAAGATAGGTTGAATTTTTATGATGCTATAATGAATAAGCAATTTGAAAATATAGAACCAAATTTAAATGGTATGGCAAAATTTGCTTATCTATCTCAAAAACACTCTATTAATGCTCAAATTAAAGGATATTATGACAAAACAAAAAATGAAAAATTTAACCCTATTAATGGGGGTAAGGTATACCCTACGCTAGGGGGTGAGGTAGCCCCTTCGGTACAAGAACAAGTAAAAGAGAAAGAGAAAGAGAAAGTAGAATACACTATTGCAAAGCCTATCGACTTTGATCGTTTACTTAAATACATTAATAATTCATTTGGAAGAAACTTTTTAAAAGTAAATGATAATATAAAAGCTAAATATAAATCTAGAATAAAAGAAGGATATGAAATAGAGGATATTAAAAACTGTATTGATAATTTAAAAGAAAATCAATACCATAAAGATAACGGTTATCAATATTGTACACCTGAATTTATATCTCGTTCACAAACATTAGATAAATATTCTTTAAAAACCATAGAAACAAAATTAAGTAACGAAGATGAGTACGTTGCAAATGTTATGAAACAAGTTAACGCAAATAAATTATTATGATACTACCTTCAGGACATAGCACAGATTATTTACACGACTATTTAAATGGTAAAATTCAATTTGGTAAAGGAATAGGTTGTTATTTAGATGACCATTTAACTTGGAAAACAGGGCAATTAAATATAATTCTAGGACACGATAATGTTGGTAAAACTTATTTTATGGAATGGTACTTTTTAGCTTTAGCAAGTCAATATCATTTAACATTTACTTTATTTATGGACGAAAACTACCAAGGTAAGGTAATGAGAGATTTAATACAAATGTATGCTGGTAAGCCTTTCAAAGATTTAACTCCAACAGAATTAAGAAAGGGAGAAATGAAAATGGAACATTATTTTAAGTTTGTAGATAATCAAAAAAGATATACTCCAGATGAATTGTTAAATGTTTTCCATAGTTCAGATACAGATAATTATCTTATTGACCCTTTCAATGGTTTAAAAACTGCAATGAGTTATTCTAGTAATTACGATGTATTAAATGATTTAAAACATTTTACAAAAACAGGAAAAACAATTTATGTAAATACTCACCCTAGTTCAGCAAGTGGTAGACGTTCAGCAATTTTTCCAGATAAACACGCTTGGGCAGGTCACGTTATGCCACCATTAAAAAGTGATATAGAAGGTGGAAAAGCTTTTGCTAATAAAGCTGATGACTTTATTGTAATACATAGAATGACACAACACCCTGATATGTGGAATTTAACAATGTGTGAAGTTGTAAAGGTAAAAGATACCGATACTGGTGGTATGCCAACAAAATTAAATAGTCCAGTTCTTTTAGATTATAACAAAGGATTAGGGTTTAAAGTTGGTGGTATTGATTGCATAAAGAGAAAAAATATAATAATGGCTAACGAAGCAATTCAACCAAATACAGATTTTTAATGGATAAAATAGATTTAATGATTAGCGTTTCAAAAACAAATCTTTTATTAACTATAAGTAAAATGATTGTAAAGGCTAATTTAAGCACGACTAATGAATTTAAAAAGGTTGGGCTAACAGAAATATCAAATGACTTAAAATATTGCTTAGAAACGATTAAAAAGTTAGAGATGGAATATAATATTTCAAGACAAAGAAGTTTTGATTTAGAAAAATTATGGTTATTAGCAAAAACAGAAACAAATAATCATATCAAGAGAAACGAGGAGCTAATAAAATTAATTTAATAATTATGAAAAAAGAAATTAAACAAAAAGTAAGAAGTATTTTAGAGTTAGTTCCTTCTACAAGGGATAACGATAGCGAGCTAATTTCTATATTCTGGGAGCAAGAGCTAGGTTATGAAATAATTAATTTATCAGCAGAAAGATTTTTAAACCTATTTGCACACTCAAATGTTTTAACCAATGCAGAAAGTATTAGACGAAATAGACAAAAAATACAGGAGCAAAACGAACATTTAAGAGGTTTAAAATATAGAGTTAGACAAATTTTAGGTGAAGAAATTAGACAAACTATAAAAGATTTATAATGGAAAATATTAATAAATTAGGAATGAAGGAAATTAGCTTTCAATATGAAGTTGATTTTATGACTGAATGTTTTAAAGAAGAGTTTGGTAATTATGGCGATCCTTGTTTTATGTATAAAAGCGAAGACGAATACATAAAAAATTGGAGAATTTTAATATCAAATGATAAAATGATAGGTTATTTTAAGTTAAATAGACATGATGATTTAGGCTTTAATTATATTCATATACCTTGTATATTAATGAAAAAAGAATTTAGAAAAAAAGGATATGCAAAAAAAACAATTGACTTTATTAAAAAAATTGGTTTAAATAATGATGTTAAATTGATAGAGTTAGAAAGTTTAAGAAGTTCTGAGTGGTTTTGGATAAAACAAGATTTTAAAGTAACTGAAAGAAATATTGATGAAAATGGAAGAGAATTAATAACGATGAAATATTATTTTTAATATGGAAAAGATAAACATAAAAGCATTAAGCGTAAATAGTTGTTATCAGGGCAAACGATTTAAAAATCAAGTACATAAAGACTATGTAAAAGAGGTTTTAAGTCAGTTGCCTATTAAATTTATAGGTCGACCACCTTATAAATTAATACTAGAATTTGGTTTGTCATCTAAGCTTCAGGATTTAGATAACTGTATTAAAGTATTTCAAGATTGTTTGACTGTTAAATATGATTTTAATGATAGAAACATATATCAGATTGAAGCTAAAAAATTTAATGTAGAAAAAAATAAAGAATATATTAAATTTGATATTGTAGAAATTAAATAATTAACTATATTAGCACCGAAAAATAAAATAGATTATGAAAAATATAAAAGATAAGGTTTTGGAATGGGCAGAATTAAGGAACCTTTTACACAACGAAAATGCTTTAAAGCAATACAGCAAGCTACAGGAGGAAAGTAACGAGTTATTGATTGGAATATTGAATAAAGACCCATATGAAATTATAGATGCCCTAGGGGACATACAAATCGTATTAATAATTTTAGCAAACCAATTGGGTTTTGATATAGACGAATGTCTTGAAAGTGCGTACAATGAGATTAAAGATAGGAAAGGACGTACCGAAAATGGAAATTTTATCAAGAAATAATGGAGAAAGAATTATTAGATTTCTTTATGTGGTTTCGTGAAAACGGTGAGAAACATATCGATAAGTCAATTGAACATATGATTAAGATTTATTTAACAGAAAATAAATGAAAAATACAATTGCAGAACATAAAATAAGTGACTTAGTTATTCAAGTGACTTACAAAGATGATAACATAATCAAAGGTCAAGTTTTAGTTGGTGATGAATATAATGAGATAGGTAAAATTGATTATTGGTCCACAAGTTCATTTGATATATCTACTAATTGTAATACGGATATCCCAAAACATTATAACAACGATAACGGAACTTTATATAAGATTGCAAAAGAGCGAGGTTGGAATGCTTATTTATTTGATATTGTTAAACGCTTGGAACGATCAGAAAAGAAAGGTGAATTTGAAAGTGATTTAAACAAATCAAAAGTCGTTATAGATTTATGGTTAAAAGAAAATAAGTTATGTTAATACAGCCGATATTAGATTTGCCTAATAGAAGGAATATAATTACAAAGCACGGTACATTATCCGACCTTCATAAAGTTGCAATTGAATGGTACAAAAGTGAAGGAGATAGTATATTTATGCGAGAATTTGTTATTTATATTTTGAATAATTACGCTACCTTCAAAACAAAAAAATAACGTTTTGTAGCTATATGAAGTGGGGGAAAGTAAAGGGAACTACCCATGAAGGCGAAACTCCTTAAACTAAATAGATGAAGTCACTTACAGAGTAGTATCTCTCCCGTTTCTTATAGGTACTGTTAGTACCAGTTTTTTAATTTAATAATAAAATATATGATTTCAAAAGCAAATAAAATAATTCAAGAAGCATTTAAGCATAAAGTAGATAAAGGAGGAGAACCTTATGTATATCATTTAAATAGGGTAGCAAGAAGATTTGAAGGGACTAATAATATTGTTGTTTCGTTGCTTCACGATTTATTAGAAGATTGTCCTGAATGGAGTGAGCAAAAGTTAAGATTAGAATTTCCTGAAAAAATAGTTGATGCGGTTGTGTGTTTAACTAAAATAAAAGGAGAATCTTATTTGAATTATTTAAATAGAGTTAAATCAAATGAGATGGCTTTAAAAGTTAAAATTTCAGATTTGGAGGATAATATGGATATAAAACGTCTTAATATTCTAACAGATAAAGATTGTGAAAGACTTAAAAAGTATCATAAGGCTTGGATTGAATTAACTCATTTCGTCTAATTGGTGCTAACGTTTTGGTGCTTGGCGATGTTGCCCCTCACAAATATTAATTGATAACACAAATATAATGAATAAAGAAAAAGAGTTTTTAGAAGACGAAAAAGGCAATATTGCCAAACACCTGTTAGTGGCTGGTTTCCCTGGTACTGGTAAATCATATTACTGTTCTAATGGTGATTGGTCTCAATATGTACCACAAGGATTTGCAACTGATAGTGATAGTAGTAAATTTGATAAATCTAATTTTCCGCAAAATTACATTGAGCATATCAAAGAAAAAATATCAGAAGGTTATGCAAGAATTTTCATTTCAAGCCATAAAGAGGTTAGAGATGCTTTAGTAGAAAATGGATTAGAATTTACTTTAGTTTATCCAAAAAAGGAATTGAAAGAAGAATATTTGAAACGATATAAAGAAAGAGGTTCTGCTAATGCTTTTATAAATCTAATTTCAAATAATTGGGATTTATGGCTTGATGAATTAAAAAATCAAAAAGGTTGTAAACATATAGAATTAGAAAGTGGTCAGTTTATTTGTAACGTATGTTAACTTGCCACTAACTAGTATATACCCGAAACTCGTATCGCATATACAACCAAAATAAATAAATACACTAAAAAATGACTAAAGAACTTTTTGAATGGATTGAAATAATCGTATACGAAAATATAAGATGTGAAAAATATTATTATCTTTATGAAAGGTTATGCAACAATTAAATAAATTAGAAGAGTACTGTAAGATTAGGAATATCAAAGCTACATTTGTAGATGGTATTTTAATCGAACCTTTGCCAGTAGTAAAGTCAAATTATAGAGTTAGGAAAGAACCTTACTTTATTGATTTAGCGGTTAAAAGATATGGTTGTAGTACGGTTGTAGATGCAATGTTTAATAAACAAATGACACTTATTTTATGAAATATTTAAAAATAAACGAGATAAAACTCAACCCAAATAACCCTAGAATAATTAAGGACGATAAGTTTACAAAGTTGGTTCAGTCGATTAAAGACTTTCCAGAAATGTTAGATATTCGCCCGATAGTTGTTAATCAGGATATGATTATATTAGGTGGTAATATGAGATACAAGGCTTGTAAAGAAGCTGGTTTAAAAGAAGTACCAGTAATTGTAACCGATTTAACTGAAGAACAACAAAAAGAGTTTTTGATTAAAGATAATACAAGCGGTGGCGAGTGGGATTGGGATTTATTAAATGAATGGGACACTGAACAATTAGAAGAATGGGGGTTAGATGTTTGGGAACAACCTGCTGAAGTAGATTATTCTATTCTTGATGATGATGATATATCAGAACAATTAGAAGATATGACTAACGGAGTTAAAAAAGCTATACAAATTGAGTTTGAAGCTGAACATTATAATGAAGCGTTTGAACTTGTAAAGTTTTGGAGAGATAATAAAGCCTATGTTGGCGGTATGATAATGGAATATTTAAAAGCTGAAAAGGAAAAAATATGATTTGTTTTATACCAACAAAAGGAAGATTAAATACAAAAACTTATAAACTTTTTGAAGATGTAGGTATTGATGTGAAACACTTTATAGAACCACAAGAAATAGAAAAATATCAAGTACCTAACAAAGTTTCAATTTTAGAAAATAACAAAGGTATTGGTTATGTTCGTAATTTTATGTTGAATTATGCAAGGCAAAATGATTATGAATGGGTTTTAATTTGTGATGATGATGTTACTTCTTTTGGTATTTATAATGGAAAAACAATAAAACAAGATGCGTCAATTTGGATTAATATATTAGAAAAAGCAAAGAAATTACCTTTTGAATTGATAGGGATAAACTACACTCAACACGCCTGGCACGAAAAAACAAGTTATTCAATTAATAAAAAATTTGCAGAAGTTTGTGTATTAATGAATGTATCTAAAATTAAATGGAATTATAGGCCAGAATTTAATTTAAAAGAGGATAGAGATTTTGCACTTCAAACAATACAAAAAGGAAACGGAATTTTAAGATTTAATCATTTTTGGTTTTCTTGTCCTGATGTTGGTTCTAATGTAGGAGGTTTACAAGATGAATACAAAGCTAAAAAAGACGAGGAAAGTGCAAAAAAAATGTGCAGAGAATGGCATCCATTTGTTACCTTAAAAAAGAAAGGTGATAGAATAGATATGAAAACAGATTTAAAATCATTATCTACGCACTATAAAAAACAAATAAGATGAAACGTATAGATTTAATTGAAGTAAAGCACAACCGTAAAATTGGTGAGCCTTGTGAATATATTGAGCCTAATGTTACTGAAGATTGTATTTTTTATGTAAATAACGAACCCATAGGTTTTTACTTAAATAAAATGCCTGAAAAAATGTGTAAGTTAGCAGACTTGGCAAATTCAGAATTTAATAGTAAAAATGTTCCAAAAACAAAACTAGATAGGTCAGACGTTTTAAAGGCTCAAATTGATAATCCTGGTATGTCAAGGTCAGATGCGAGAAAGGTTGGAACAAGTCAAATGTCAGTAATACTTGGTAGCGTCCCACCAAAGCCACAATTTATGAGATATTACGGAACAACGTCAAGCGTTCATTCAGTTAAAACCGCCCAAACATTTATTAAAGCAATGTTATTACTCGCAAAGGAAAGTGAGTTATTAATAAAAGAATTATTGCCAAAACAATATGAACAACAAATTGAATTATTTAAAGATGTTAATGAAAAATGGAGGTTTGGAAACTTATTTACAAGTTCAATTTCTAACTATAATATTTCAGCACCTTTTCATAGAGATACAGGTAATATAGTCGGGGCGGTTAATGTAATAATTTGTAAACAAAAGAACTCAAAAGGTGGAGATTTACACGTTCCCGATTATAATGCCACAATTGGTCAAGTTGACAATTCTATTTTAGTTTATCCAGCTTGGAAAAATGTACACGGAGTTACTCCGATAATACCAATTCATAAAGACGGATATAGAAATTCACTTATTTTTTATCCTTTAAAAGCATTTAAAAATTTAGATTAAAATGGCATACGATAAACTAAAGATATTCGAGCAAGCAAAGGAAATGATAGTTAAGCATAAATTGTTTTTTGTTGAAGATATTGTTGCTTTTTTGCCTTGTAATAAGACAACTTTTTATGAGTTTTTTCCAACAGAATCGAACGAATCGAACGAGCTAAAAGGATTACTAGAAACTAATCGTATTGAATTAAAAGTTTCGATGCGGTCAAAATGGTACAAGTCAAACGCTCCAGCTCTTCAAATGGCATTAATGAAATTGATTGCAAGTCCTGAAGAACTACGTAAACTTTCAATGAACCACCAAGTAACAGAGGAGGTTGAAAAACCTATTTTTAACGGAATAAATATCAATGTTACAAGAAACGACAGCACAACAGAAGATAGCGAAACTACTAAAGAGAATTAGAGTTGTACGTGGTGGAACTTCAGCAAGTAAAACATTTACAATTATACCTTTTTTAATAGACTACGCAGTTAAAAACCCAAAGAAGGAAATATCAGTTGTTTCAGAAACTATACCACATTTAAGAAGGGGTGCAATTCGTGACTTTCTTAAAATAATGGATATGATAGGAATGTATAACGATAATAATTGGAATAAGTCATCATTAACTTATAAATTTTCAAACGGTTCTTACATTGAGTTTTTTTCAGCCGACCAACCTAACAAGTTAAGGGGTGCAAGACGTGACGTTTTATTTATTAACGAGTGCAATAATGTAGACTGGGAAAGTTATTATCAATTAGCAATTCGTACAAGGGATTTTATTTATTTAGATTATAATCCAGTTGCTGAATTTTGGGTTGACAAGGAATTAATAGGTCATGAAGATACAGACTTTATTGTCTTAACCTATAAGGATAACGAAGCCTTAGAACAATCAATTATTAAAGAGATAGAAAGTGCAAGGGAAAAGGCTAAAACGTCTTCATATTGGGAGAATTGGTGGAAAGTTTACGGCTTAGGTCAAATCGGTAATTTAGAGGGTGTAATATTTTCAGATTGGAAACAACTTGACAAAATACCTTTAGATGCTAAACTTGTAGGAAGAGGAATGGATTTTGGTTATACAAATGACCCTACGACAATTACTGATATTTATCAATGGAATAACGAATATATTTTTGATGAACGAATATATCGTACTGGTTTAACCAACCCTGAAATATGGAGGGAATTTAAGTCTTTAGCAATTGATAATTCAATCTATACTATTGCGGATTCAGCAGAACCAAAATCAATACAAGAATTATCTAGTTTAGGAATGAAAATAATCGGTGCAACTAAAGGAGCTGACAGCATTATGTACGGTATTCAAAGAATGCAAGAGAATAACTTTTATGTTACATCAAACAGTTTGAATATAATCAAAGAATTACGAGCGTATACGTGGGCAGTTGATCGTGAAGGGAATAAGTTAAATAAACCAATCGATAATTTTAATCACGCAATTGATGGTATTCGTTATTTCTTTACTTCAAAACCAAAAGCAAAAGCACCTCGAAGTAGATTATTATGATAAAATTTAACACGCAAATAAAGGATTTCAATTTACCTACTAGCTGGAGTGATATTAAATTCAAAGATTATTTGAGATTACAAAGTTCAAATGAAATTCAAGCTATTCAAATATTAACTGGGTTAAATGAGGTTGAAATATTAATGTTAGATATTGAGATTATAACTCCCTATTTAGAATTTCTACAAGATGACCCTACTAAGTTTGAAGAAAGTAATTTTATCGATAATATTGAGTTACCTTTTGATTTGGGAGAGCAAAGCTATGAGAAGAAAATATTAGCTTGTAGGGACATATCTAACGTGTATGAAGTCATTAAATTGTATTCAGGTGTAGATTGTTTAGAATTAGATTGCGAGGTCGTATTTCAAGCCTATTGCTACCTATTGAATAGATTAACAAAGATAATTGAACGTGATAATGAACGATTAAAATCGGATATTACAATAGAGCAAAAAATGGCTGGTATTGATAGCTTTAATGAGTTGGGCGATTTCAACACAATTGATATGATAGCAGAAAAATACAACTATACTCACGAACAAGTTGAACAATTGCCTTATAATTTAATCTTTTTAATTCTATTAAAACAAAATATTAGCACTAAATTTGAAAAAAACTATTCAGAAATAATCAAAGACAAATGACAATTAAACAATTAGTTAGCTCACACGTAGCTTTAATGAGTTCAAATAGTGAAAGCTATACTTTCCTACATAGCGAAACTCAGTTTCAAAATTTAATGGCTGATGAACAATTATTACCTTGTGTTTATCTAGACATGCCAATGAAATACACTCCGACAATTGCAATAACTGGAGCTTTTCAAAAGACATATATTTGCGTGGCTTTATTCTTATTCAAGTCTGAACTAGATGACAATGATACACAACAAGAAGCTACATTTGTAAAGGCGGAAAATGCTCAACGTGAATTTCAAATATTGTTAGAAAACGATGTCAATAATGTACGTGATTTAAAGGTTGAAACTTGCGTTCAAGTTCAAAATCTATTCGATACAAATATGAGTGGTGTTATGATGCCATTTAGTCTAAGAATGATTAATTCAGATGGTGTATGCATTTAAATACTAAGAAATATCTTTGGATAATTACCGTAGTTAGTTGGTTATTAATTGGGTCAATTATTTATTATGTCAACAAATAAAGAGATTTTCGATCAATTTACGAATACAATTATTCCTGAACTAAAAAAAGTTAGTGGTTCTTTGGGATCTACAATGTATGCAGAAAATACTGAGAATAGTATGACTATTTATGCTAGTCCTTTTATTTCGGTTCTATGGAATGGTAGAAAACCTACCTCAACGGGTGCGAAAACTGGCAGTCCAACTTTACAACAAGCTATTTTAAGTTGGATAAAGAAAAAAGGTATTTCAGGCAAAGCAAATGCACAAGGCAACGTTCCAACAAGTGAACAATTAAGTTGGGGTATCTCTAAGTCTATTCACCTAAATGGAACTAAGCTATACCAAGAAATAAAAGCAGGTAGACAACCTAAGAATATTTTTGAACCGATTTTGACTACAAATAGAATAGATAATTTGTTAAATTTGATAGGACAAAGGTATTACGTTCAAATAACTAATATAATAGTAAAATAAATGGGGTTTGCAATAATTAAAAGACCAGTTCAGCTAGTAAATGGGCAACAATCTAAGTGGTCACCCGCTCATCAACCAGTTGTTTTTGAGATTGAAAGGCGAGATGCCGAAATAATAAATGTAATTTATGGAAGTTTCTTCGGTGGTGGAAATTTAAGAATTTCAATTAATGCTAATTTAAATTTTTCAAATGTTAAAAAAGGTGGTAGAATTAAAATATTTATTCCTAATAATAATATTGAATGCGTAGTAACTAATATAGTAAGCAACACTATTTTTGATGTAAAATCTACAAGTGGAATGATTCCTTCAATTGGTAATCAATTAATTTTTTTAGATGCCTTATATTACTTAGAAATGAAAGTTTCTTATGTGGAAAATAACTTGCAATATAAAGAGATAGGCACTTTAAAAGCGAAAACTGATAGCAATGGAATAGCTAGATTTAATGTTCAAGAATTGCTAGCAACAAAAACAATTAATCAAAATAATTTTCTTTATAATAAGATAAATGAAGGTCAATGGGGTGAAGGTACTAGATTTAATATTCAGATAAGGCAATGGTTATATATAACAATAACAACTCCAAATGCTATTAATAATTATAGTGAACTAGTTGATACTAATGTATTTTACTATACCAATTCAGCAAATCAAATTCAAAATACATATGGTTATAATATGGCTGAATATGTGCCTACCTATGATGCTGGAAGAACTGATAAAGCTAAATTTCAAAGTGTTTTTAAAAGGCCTACTTATTTCCCTAATTATCCATTTAGTTTGAATTTCATATATTCAGATAATTTAGAAAATTTTGATATTTATAGGTTGGAAGACCAAAAAGATATAAATGGAAATATTATAGGTTCGTCAGCTAGTTTAATTAATATTGCACAACGTGAATTATCAAATCGATTGATGTTAGAGGAAAATTATACTAGCAATGTTAAATATATAGATATATGGTTAGATACTGATGGAGTTGCTACAGAATTTAATACTTATACTTTTGATCCTGATTTTCCTGATTTTCCTTTTATAAGTGATTATTTTAAAAAATATAGTAAAAAAAATTCATATGGTAAATCAAAATACGAATGAGAGTAACAGAAAAAAAGACTATAAAAATAGATAGAGAATGTAAGGAAAATCCAGTTTTCGTTTCGTGGTTAAATACCTACGGAGGTCGTGAACATTGGTTATTTCACAAGGTGCAAACGAAGGGTATAGTGACGTCAAATGCTGGGACTTACGAGCCTTATATCTCTGATTTAACAATTGCTAGGGGACAAATAACTGATATATCTAAGAATGCAACACCTTTATTAATAGTAAATGCTACGGTTGACATTGA